CATCGCCGACCCTCGTCTGGCGACTTGCAAATCGACGATCGTCGCGAAACAATTTGGCCTGGTCTTCGTCAAGCATCATGGTCTTGGTCAAGAACTCCATCATGATGTCCTTCGTGGCGCCGAGCTCCTTCATCATCTGCATGGCTTGCACGAGCAAGACGCCAGAGTTCATCGCATCCGATTTCGTGCGCTGCTTCTCGGCCTCGAGCGCTGAGATTGAACCGAAGAAATTAATTTCCCAAGGGCGCTCTTTAGGATCGAACACCATGCCGTAGCGGCGCATGGTGTGAATGTCGATGATGTGATTGAAAAACTCGGACAACGAGACGCGGATGATGCGAGCGCGCTCGGCAGCCTGAGCCGATACGCGGAAGGAAACCGCCCTCGCCGAGGCCGCCTGCCAGTTGATCGGCGAACCCAACATGGACAAGTCAACACCCAGCGCGCCGGCAAGCAAACGGGCGTGCAGCATCACGTCCTCAATGCTGATCGTCGCCGCACGCCCTGGCTGACCGCCATTGCTCGGGCCGACGGTGGTAAGTTGCTTCTCGTTGAATACCGGAATGATATGGCGAATGCGCTCCATGATCGGGCGCCGCTCTTGACCGCTCGCTCCGCGTACATCTTGGATGACTGAAGCATGGTCTTGACTGAATCGACGAAGCGCTCTTGCTGCTCGTACGTCATGGATTCGAGATTGACCGCCACCATTTGCTCGTCGATGGAATCCATCCAACGCTGACCGACCAGCCCCAACAACGAGGCGGTCAGATTGTCGTACGGCTCCTCGGCGTTGTAGAGCAGCGAGCCGCCGGCCATGCTGGGCATCACCGGCAACTTGTCGATGTCGTCCTCGGTAATCGCCTGGCGCAGCGACTTTTCCACGACGCCAAACTGGGGGACCCATTGTGTCCGAGGCATCTTCATGCGCGCGAGCTGCGATACGTCCAGTCGCTCGAAATTCCGCTCACCGGTGTAGACCGCAAATCCTACCGTGCGGCTTCCACGCTCAAATGGCTGCACCAACGGCGGCCGGACCATTTCGTCCGTGTACAGGTCTGTCACGCCACGAGCATCCGCGTAGATGCGCGCGTATGCGTCGCCGAATGCCGACCCGTGTAGCCATCGGAACCGCCACTCGATTGAACAGCGGGGTCAAGTCCGCGGCAATTTCTTCGGTAATGCGCGATAGCCGCTTGTCCTTCTTCGCGCTCGCTGTTTTCTCAATGAAAACGATGTCACCGCTTGTCTCGTGCCCGCCCAAGGCCGAAGTCACCAACAGCATCAGTGCTGTCGATACAATCGGGTCCCCCTCCATCATTGACCACTTCTCGTAGATTCCTTGGCGGGCTCGGGCGGCCCGCTTGCCGGTACCCAACAGCGCGGCGACAGTCGTGGTCCCCGCGCCGTACATGATCGAATCGGCTTCGGTGATCTGCTTCGCCGGCGTGATAAAAGAAGACAGCCAGCGGCGGGCGGTCATGCCAAACCGCCCAAAAGAGCTGGCGTCCTTTTTGATGGGAGTATTAGAGATCGCAGTCATGCCGTCGATAGTAGGCTGCTGGCAAACACAGGAATCGGTAGAATTTCCGCGCTAAGCATGCGCACGGCGACGAACACCATCAGCCTGGTCCGGTCAGACCTTCGACACCGAAAAAACGAATGGAACACGCCACTCAGGCCCCCAGGGCACCGTGTTCCACGTCCGAGACGCCGCGTTGAACATGTTCCAGGCCTTCCAGCCTTTCTTCACATGTTGGCCGTCCCGCATGTAGTGCTCATTGAACTGCCCGTCTGGCCCTTCGGCGTAGAAGTCCAGGTCCCCGGTGGCTTCCGAGCCAGTGAAGCGGACGACTGTCCATTGCTTCGGGTCGAACGGAACGCCCAGCGCCCAATAGCTGAAGCCGTACGCCGGATTGCGGTACAGCCAGAACACCCGATAGATGTACCGCTTCAGGCCAACCGGCTCCACGCCATCGGTGAGGTAGTTCCCGTAGTTGCCTTGCAGCTTCCAACCAGCATCCAGGGAGTTATCAAAGGTCTGAAACCACTTGAGCCAGGCAGGCAACCAGCCGTCGGCGCCGGCAAACACTGGCGCCCACCAATTCACCAGGATGAACGCGATCACCGTCATGAACATATCGACAGCGCTGAGACACTTAATTTTCCAGTTGGACATCACTCTCTCCTGTCAGTTGGCTGCGGCAGCGCCGTCAGCAAAAATTGCATCGAGCAACGGCTTGTTTGCCATCGCGCTTTCAAACACCTTCGCATTTCGGATTGCCGCAAAGAGGCGGTCAAACGCATCGTTGATCCTGGTGCGCTCTTCGCCCTCCGGGTATGGCTTCCATTCAACCCCCAACAGGGGATCGACATGAAATTTGTTGTCGGCGTAGACGCTCAGATAGTCATTGCGGCGATCCATGGACGCCAGTTTGTCTTCAAGCCACGCTTGGAACGCGCGCGCAGCCATTTCCTCGCTGCTGGACCAGTATTTGCCAAAGGTCCCGCTGTCGAGTTGAGACGCGCCCAATGCAAAGTTGGATACGGGCGCCCGGTGTTGAGCTCCGCGAACGTGGCACCTTCGTTCGCGTAGAACGCGGCCGCCAGCCGCCGCCAGTCCTTCCGGTTCTTCTGGCTATAGAGAGCTTCTTTGCCAGCGAAATATGCATCGACGGCCAGGACGGCGGCCTCAGCACTGCCGGCGTCTTTGATGGCGCGCGCCACTGCGTTACGGGGCGAAAAGATGTTCTGATAGGCCGTCTTTAAGTCGCGCTCAGCAAAGTCGAATCGCTCCGTCATGCGGTTGTCACCGGACAGCATCGCTGTGCGCAGCCCCTGCATTGCGTCGCGGATGTCTCCAGCGGGCAGCAGGTCGGGGTTGACCGTGGCGAAGTCGCTCTTCCCGCCGGCGGCATCCTGCTTCACCAGCTCGGGAAGAATATTGTCGATGACGTGGAACATCTCGTGCCCCAAACACCCGCCGCCGCCCATCTTGGTCAGATTGACGACACGGTGGACCGGCTCATAGTGAGCGCGCGCCGCATTCTTGCCGCCGGTACCTCGCGCCCCGAATGCCATTCCAAGCCGGCCGCCGAGCCCGAGCGCCGCGGCGTCGATGCCAATCACGTCGGCCATGTCCGACATGGCTGCTGCCGTCTGTTCCACATGGAATTTCGCGCTGTTGGGGTCTTTCAACACCCAGTTCCCTGACTGCACGTCACGGAACCCGAACTGGTCTTTCAAGGCCTGCGTGGAATTCACCGATACTGCGGCGCCGCCCCGACGCTCGAACGTATCAGCCACACGAAGCTGGAAGGCGATCTCCTGCTTCGTTGCGCCCCGTGGCGCCGTCGGACGATCCTTATCTGCCCAGGACCAGTCCTTGATCTTGCCGACCTTCGCATTCGTCACATGCCCGGCGAAAGAATCCGATCCCTTGAAGCTGCGGTAGTGCACCAGTTTCAGGAAGCGTTCACCGAACGTCAGCCAGGACCGAGTCGCCTGATTCTCCAGTAGATTCCGGGCCCTGGCAGCCTTGGTTAAGCCCTCCCGTTGGCGCCCCAGATCACTTACCTGCTGGCGCAATACCGTCAGTTTTGGATTCACGTCAGCACGGATGGAGCCGAACTGCGACCACAAGGCATCAGCTTTTGCTTTCGCATCGTTCACAAGCCGCTGCTGATCATCGCTGATGGCCCAACCACGCCGCTTCCGCTGAGCGACAAGCTGCTCAGCAGCATAGAGCTCGCTGCGCGCCTGCTGCGCCTCCTCGTACGTCGCGGTGCTCGAGTCATCCAGCGCCCGAATCTGCTTCGACGCATCTACCATCTGCTCGGTCAGCAGTTCGTACTCCTCGGCTTCGTCGGCTCGAAGTGTCGTTCCATTCAGCTCGTCGCGAATTTCGCTGATTACATCCAGCACCTCGGGCACCGTCAGCTTGTCCTGCAAGCGATCGCGGATCGACTCGAGTCCGATGACGTAGTCGCGGCGCGCCTCTGGCCTGTCTTGGGCCGGTTCAGGAGCGATGCTCGCGTAGATTTTGTCGATCAGGAACCCGGCGGCAGGGTCCATGCCGGCAGCCTGTAGCGCCGGCCAGTCTGTTCTGCCGAACAGATTCGCCTTCACGATGATGTCCTTGGCTTGGCGCGGGTTCTGCTCAATTGCGGCGAAATCAATGTCGGAAGCGCGCAGCCGTTGGCCGCTGTTCCGGGCCGAGTAGATAAGGCTGGCAGCCTTCTCCTTCCGGCTTGCGGCAATGTAGCCTGTGTCGCGGTAGCGGTAGTTCGGGCTGTTCTGGATCGTCCGAAGGCAGGCGCCATCATCTTCATGCTGCGCCTGGTCCTGGCCGGTGTCGCCGTCCGGCGCGGCGATATCAACGGTCTCCGCCTGGCGCGCGCCGAGATCGATGCGAATTTGATTCACGCGCGCCACCAGCTTTAGGCGTGCCAGCGCATCGGCCGGGCCGGCGCCCGTATCGGTCAATGCAGTCTTGATCCTGGCAAGCTCGCCGACCAGCTTCAAGCGGGCCAACACCCCGTCATCACCAACCGCCGCGTCAAACGCGATGCGCGGCGCCGGCATCGGCTCAAACCGGAGCAACGGCGCTATGTCTTCGGTGACCGAATCCAAAGAGGCGCCATCCTGGCTGCCGCTCTCACTGATAGCCGTCACCAGTTCAGATGGAATATCGTCAATCACAGCGTAGAG